AAGTTATCCTTGAATTGAGTAAGGCTTTAAAATCAGGCAGAAACAAACGAGTTCTTAAACTTTTGTATGAGAGGGTGAAATGAAAACAATTATTTTGGAGTTCTTGGCGTTGCTCAGTTTATTTGCTTCTGGCTATGTTGCCTTCCTAATGCTGTACGCATTTGGTTATAATTAATTGCGTTTAAAATAGTTCTATGGTAGTGGTAATTCATTATTACCTCTCCCTAGTTGGTAAACTTGGCTCTTGGGAGAAATCCCAAGGGCATTTTTTTTGGTTGGTGGAGATTCTCCCCACAATAAAAGGAAAAATGGTAAATGCAGACGAGGCCATGTTTTAAACCTACAGACGAACAAAGAGAAGTAGTCCGTCAGATGTCAAGCGTTGGAACGCCACAAGAACAGATCGCCCAGTGCATCAACAAGGGGATCGACGTTAAGACTTTACGCAAATATTTTAGAGAAGAGTTAGACACTGCCGCTACGATTGCCAACGCCGCAGTCGGCGGTATGCTTTACGATAAGGCTATGGGAGGCGACACGACAGCCATGATATGGTGGACGAAAAGCCGCAACCGATGGTCAGAGAAGACTGAGACAGAATTGTCTGGTGAATTGGATTCAAACATTAACGTGCAAATTAATTTTGAGCCTGCCGATTAGAATTAAAAGAGGAGAAAGAGATGGCCTTAACTAAAAGACAAAAAAATACTTTAAGTAGGCACTCAGCACATCACACTAAAAAACATATGAACTTTATGAAAAAAGAAATGGAAAAGGGATCGACTTTTACTAAATCACACAAACTAGCTTTAAAGAAAGTAGGTAAATAAAATGAATACATACGGAAAGAAAAGACCCACAAAACGCAAGAAGCCAAGACCCGGTTATTAGTTAATTATGCCTAACCGAATGTCAGACACCCTTAGAGCTTCCCCAAGCCCCATCACTCGTGAGGCTATCGCAAGAGCTATGAGTCCTATGTCACAAAGTGATCGTGTTAATGCAATGAGCAACGGTGGATTGTCAGGTTTGTTGACTAATTATTTGTCTGATTCTTTGTCTGGGATAAAACGTGTGCCGGGGTTAATAGAAAATCTTTTTAACCAGTCGCCTGAGAAGATAGCTAGAGGCGTTTTAGGCCCAGCGTACACAAGCACAACTCAAGCACCCTTAGCCGCTAATTTTGTAGGGCCACAGGCCGACATGAAAGGCATGGTAGTAGATGCGTCTAAAGTTATACCAAATTTAAGAGAAGGAAAATATTTTGACGCGGCAGGAAATCTTGCTTTAGCCGCCGCCGCTATCCCAATGATGGCAGTGCCGGGAACAGTTGCTGGTGTAAAAAAAGGGGTTAACAATCTAATAGGTCACAATGGTGGCCCTCCAATATACTCTGATGCTGGGATAGGTCGAACACTTCAAGGAAGAATAACACCAGAAGTGCGGCGTATAATGGAAAAATACGGTCAATTAGAAAGCGGAAAAGCATTAATAGGAAAGCGTGGGCAACGTCTAGGAGTGCCAACCCCTTACTCTAAGAATTTAAAAGTAGATGAAGATTACCTCGCAAAATTAGATCAAGGTTTAAACTCTAACCCTTCTTCCGATTTAACCCCGCAGAAATTTATTACTCCAGAAGATTTAGAGGGTAAAACTGTTATGACTATTTGGGGCGATCGTATGTCTGTTGCAGACATTGACAAAGTTGGAGGATCTGCAATATCCCCTTATCGCACTGGTGGTGGAATGAATTATATTCGTGATTTAACCACAGGAGATTGGGCCTCTGGGCAGGGTGCTATTAATGGTATGTTGACACATATAAACAACTTAAAGAAATCAGGGGCTGATCCAGTAGGCGTGTTTTCCCCTTATGCTGGAACAGGAAGTGATTATTCTTTATCCACTATAGATATGTTTTATCGAATAAAAGATGTTAGCCCACCAATGTCTAACGTAGTTAAAAAAACTATTGATGCTGGTATTTCAGAAAGAATTGCTAAAGAGAACTTTGCTAAAGGTACTAAATCTGCCCACACTCCTAAATTTCCGGGAATAGGTTCTAAACACGCTTATGATTTTTTTAAGAAATACCCTTCAGTTAGAAAATATTTTGTTGAGACTATTGATAATTCTAAATTTAGAGAATTAACAGGTGCGCCAGATGTAGTAAAGATCCGACACGCACTTACTGACCCTAACCTTAAAGATAACATTAGGGGTAGTGTAAATCCTCTTGTAGGAGAAACTTTTGTTGATTTATCTGGAACCCCTCATGTTAGACAGACAGGGACAGGGGCAGTTCGTCCTAACGATACTTATTCACACGATGTAATATTTGGGAATGACCCAAATGCTGTTGGTGCAGAAAATTATATGGGTGGATATGACGTAAACATTCCTCTAGAATTACAAGCTCCTGATTGGATTAATCCAAGGAGGGCCGCTGGAATACCAGTAAAACGAGACGTATACGAAATGCGAAAATCACCAGCCGCCGCCGCACAATATTATTCTCCAGAAGTAGTAGATAAACAAATGTTATATAGAGAAAATGTTCTTCGTAATGGTGCGTTGAGCCCTTACATTAATCGACAACGGTAATATTCATGAAGTCATACACACTTTTTAAAAGAACATTAAGTCGAACTTGGGATTCTATTGAATGTGGCGGTACTTCTATTGGGTCAGAACCATATGCTTCAAATTCGTGTATATCCCAAAATCGTTCAATAAATTCGTATTCAAAATTGTCAATTTCTTCAATAGTTCTATCTACCATAATAAAATACTCCATATTTATAAGAGGGGATTATAACAGAATTAAGAATTAAATAAAACATTAATTACTAACGAAGAAACGTCTAATTTGCATATTATACCGATAGTGGTATAGTAAAACAGGTAGCGTTGTGAAACGCCGCACATCCCAAGGCCCAAGGGCTGAGAAGGAGTTAAAAATGTCCGATACCGCAATAGTCGATAATAGCGTCGAAGTTGCCCAAGAAACACCCCCTGCTGTTGCTAAGAATATCTACGCGGCTGAAGAAGTTAGCGTTGTAAGTAGCAAGGAGGCAGAGGATTATTTCGAGGATAACTCAAGCATCGTTGAAGATGAGAAGGCTGAAGAGGCCGACACTCAAGCACCCGACGAGGCAGAGGAGGTTGAAGACGAGGAAACGGTTGAGACTGAGACTGAAGCTGAAGATGAGCCTGACGAGGACGAATCTGAAGTTGAGGACGAAGATGAGGCTGTGGATGAGGCCACCGAAGAAGATAAGTTAAAATTTAACTTTGGCGGTAATACGTTAGAACTGGACAAGTCATCAGTGCCAGAAGAACTCGTCGGAACTATCGACAAGTTTACGTCTGACATCTGGAACGACTACACCAGAAAGTCCCAAGCAAACGCAGAAACCCATAAAACTTTAGCCACACAAAGAGAAAATGTGGAGAAGTTGATGGAATTAAATGGCGATGCTTTACAAACTTATAGTGTAGGTTTGCAACTGAGAAACGACATTCAGCAACTTCAACAAGTCAATATGGAGGAGCTTTGGCAGTCTAATCCAGACCAAGCGAGGCTCTACTCCGACTCACTGGCACAGAAGCAGGCTGAATTTCAGAACATTGTGTCCCTAGTAGATCAACAGGAAAACGCCCTCAACGATGCGAAGCAGTATGAGACTGTACGTCGAAGCGAGGAAGGCAGGAAGCAGTTGAACTCTAAAGTCAAAGACTTTGAGACGAAGGTCGCGCCAAAGTTGGTCGATTACGTCATGAAGACTTACGGCTGGGATCAAGCCGTGGCAGACAGGTGGGATCAAAACCCCGACATGACTGACATGGCTCGAAAAGCAATGTTGTACGATCAGTCGCGAGCCAAGATGAAGTCAGCATCTAAATCAGCGACAACAACGAAGGCTAAACCAGTTTCCGCTATGAAGTCAAAGGGCAAGAGTTCTGGATCATCTGACCCAGATTCTATGTCTATGGCGCAACTGTCGAAGCATTTGAAGTTGTCATAAATGTAAAAACTTTTAGGAGGCCATAATGGCTAATACTACATTAACTGCTGATATTATCGCTAAAGCGGCGGTACTTCAGCTTGACAACAACCTAGTGATGGCAAAATCCGTCTTTAGGGGCTACGAAGAAGAGTTCTCGAAATCTGTAAACGGTTACGAAGTTGGCAGTTCTGTCAACGTCAAGCGTCCAATGGATTTCACAGTTCGTGACGGCGCGGTTCAAAGCGCGCAAGACGTTACAGAAGGCGAGTTCACGCTTTCTGTTGACAAGCGCAAAGGTATTGACTTTGAGTTTACGTCTCAGGAACTTACTCTTGACATTAAAGAGTTATCCAATCGGGTAATTAAGCCTGCAATGATCCAACTTGCTAACCAAATTGATGCAGACCTAATGGCACTGTACAAAGACGTTAGTAACTGGGTTGGAACTGCTGGACAGACTATCAACAGCAACAGTGACTTTTCTCACGGCCCACGCCGTTTGGATCAGAACGCTGTCCCTCAAGACGGTCGGTCTGCGGTTCTTTCTCCCATTGATCATTGGGCGTTAATCGGAGCGCAAACCACTTTGACTAATGACAGATTAGTCGGAGAGGCTTACTCTCGTGGCGCGTTGGGTAGCATTGGCGGTGTTGAAACCTTTATGTCTCAAAACGTCCCAACTCACACTGTTGGCGTAGGCACTGGAACGCCTCTCGTTAACGGTGCGGATCAAAACGTAACTTACGCGGCATCTAAAGATACAAACACCCAAACTATAGTAACTGACGGCTGGACAAACAGCACGACAGCTATTGTAAAAGCTGGTGACGTTCTTAAATTTGCTGGGTGTTTTGCAGTTAATCCTGTAACAAAGGCAACACTTTCGCATTTGAAAGAGTTTGTTGTTACTGCTGATGCGAACTCAGGAGCATCAACTGGGCCAGCGACTATTACGATTAGTCCTGCCATGATTACTTCTGGAGCGCATCAAACTGCTTCAGCGGCACCCGCTAACAATGCCGCCATTACTTTAAAAGGCACTGGCGGTACAGGATACGACATGAACATGATGTTCACTCGAAATGCTTTTGCATTGGTTAGTGTTCCTCTTGTGTCACCTCCGGGCGCAGTTGACGTTTCTCGCCAATCCTACAAAGGGACTAACGTCCGCGTTATTCCTGTGTATGACGGCACAAACGACAAATCTACTTGGAGACTTGACGTACTGTATGGTGTTAAGTGCATAGACGAGCGACAAGCCGTTCGTGTAAGTGGAACAGCATAAGTCTATTTAGGATTACTGGGGGCGTAAAAACCCCCAGTCATTCTTAGGAATTTACAATGA